GAGACCGGTTACCTTGCCGAAGTCGTTAATTCCGTCTAGGCTGAGAGCGTGTTCGATGGTGGGGAGGACTTCGATGGTTAAACCTTCTTTACTTACGTTATCATTCAATGCAATAGTAAAACCAATTAATACTGATGCAGGTGTTATCTCTGTCACCTGTATAGGGACGCTAACAGGAAGATCATACAAACCATTATCTCTTATAATAATACGACTACTTTTAGCTGTATTATCACTAGAGATATAATCATATATTATACTTTCTTCCGCCTTTAATCCATCTACTTTAATTTTAAATGCAGGAACAGTCATGCTATTAGATACACTTGCAGTATGAACATAGCTATAAATAAGCGATTTATTAGATGACTCAATCTTATAGATAGTTATTTTATTTGCTAATAATGTATATCTCCAATCAATACCATCATTAGCTCTAATAACATTCCAAGTTTTATTAGCACCAAACACAACCGGATAGCTATTGATACCACTCTCTCCTTCCCAGCCGACGTTATTCAACTGGATGTTGTGACCTCCTACAAAGTCAATCAACTGATCGTTAAACTCTGCGTGGTTATCGTTGGTGATACCTTGCTTCTTGATGTTGTAGTACAACTGAGGCTTGATGATTTGTCCCGGACGGTCTAGATTATAGTAAGCTATAACTTGGTTGATTTCGTCTGTAGTCAGGACTTTGTTGGCGATGAAGCCTCCTGCGTAGGCAACGCTAGATAACTCTTTTAACTCTCCGTAATAGCTCTTATAACCACAGACCGAAAATACTCCGTTAAGAGCAATACCCTCGTTATTTCTAACGGCAATATAATCGTCCTTATCTCCCAGTATATTGTTTATGACAGCATGAGTTGTACCATCAAAAGTATACCCATATATGCCTGTTTTCCCAATATCAGAGACCCTATTTCTAAGATAACCTCTAGTATTAGGAGTATCATAATAAACAATTTGATTATTTAGCCCTTTATTACTTTCACTTCCGGGAATCTGTGATATCTGATGGATAATACTCACCACCGTAATCTCATTACTGCCTCCAACATCTCAGAGACAGGCTTGACAGACTCGATCATGTCGTCTACTCCGTCTGTACATAGCCAGCCTTCGAAGTCGGTTCCCGGTAATCCATATCCACTACCCTCCGCAAATCCGAAGTTCAGCAGGCGCATGTCGTTCCCGTTTGGTGTCAAGTCCTTCAGGACAGCCCGGTCAGGGTCGTCGTTAGTCTTGCCCCAGGTGGATATAGCCATCTTGACGTGGCTGAGTAATTCGGGGTCGATGTAGGGACGACCGGAGTCCGAAGAAGCTCCCGGAACTCCCAAGCGTATCGCATTCATGCGAATAGGATCAAGCCCTATCGCATCAAGCTTAATTGGATTTAATCCTATTGCGTTCATTACTCTTCTGATTCAAAGATAGAAGCCTTTACCGGTTCCGTTTCACATTCGATTTTGAGATATTGCCCGGGGATAAGGCCGACGATCGGACGAGCGAATTTCCTATCGTAATTTCTACTCTCTACAACAGAGAAGTTTTCTCCGTCATAGCTTATATACACCCAAAGCTTACCGCCTTTTTCAAATGTAATCTGCAATCCTACTTCCGCAGAATTTACCTGAACGGCATCGCTTACATAGTTCTTCGCACCCTTCGTAAAGGTTATAGCTGTTTCTTTCATGATTATTTCTCCTCTTATTATGATTCAAATTTGATATCGTTAACTCTGTTCAGCCACCCGCGTTTGAACTTGTTGTTTGCGGGACGCTTCCGGCAGATATCTTCTATAAAATCAAAGCGGGCAATCTTGATACGATCGAATAACTCGCGTGGATTCTTAGAATTAACTGCCGCTATAGTTTTTGGTCCGACAATTCCGTCCGGCATTACACCAACCAATTCCTGCGGAATCTTGATACCATGGATACCGGAGGCCCATATCCAATCAACTAAAATATTAGCGACCGACTGAGACTTGATCTCGTCTGCCTTCCATCTATCCCAGTACATAGTTTTCAATATCTCTGTCCATTCCTCCTTGGAAAGATTCTTTAGTCTCTCTATAGTCGGTTTAGGATAGCCTTTCTTTCTACAATACGCCTCATAGGTAGCGATTGTTACACCCATATTAGTAGCACCTCCCAAATCATCCGGATCATTAACGAAACCGCCTTCCCATTTTAGAATAAACGGTGCCAATTTCTTCACATCTGCCATATATGTTTCCTCCTATAAAATTAATGTTAATACTCCCAACGCCAAACCTCCGCAATCACAGATAATATCCTTGATGGAAAACTCGCTTTTCTTACAATACTTGTCGTATATTTCCTTCAGAATAAAGATCGCAACGGTTATAGCGACCGCTAACCATAGCGGAATATATTTTGATAGCCACATAACCAAATTCTGGCATACTATAATGTGGACCATGCCGTCTATGCCTATCATGGATAGAAGCTTGCCGGCTAGTGCGCTGATTTTATTTATCATATTCATTTTCTATTTTATAATTTATTACTTTTGCAAAAAATGATACACCTATGGATATTTCAGAATTAATAAAAAGCTATAACGCTGAACAAAAGAATGTATTTACAGGATTTTGCATACAACTGCCACTATGCTTTTCTATTTTGTATTTATATATACCAGAGTTTAAATCTCTCGATGTATATTTGCAAATCATATTTACGGCAACTTCTTCTATATTATCCATTTACTTTTCTTTTATATGGTTATGTCTATGTTCTTCTATATCAAAAAGAAGATACAAACTAGAAGCCTTTATACTAATTCTTCCCATATTAGTGACATCGTCTAAATTACTTATATCTCCTTCAGATTACATCCTAGGATATGAACATGCTTTAACTACGTTTCTTCAAGCTTCTGCGATTCTTTACACTCCTTTTGCCATTTTTGGGCTTATTCTCCGCAAATGCATAGAGTATGATAAAAAGCAAAAAGGGAAGAACATAAATAATAGTGTATAAATTCATACTTACTTCTCCTTTTCTATAATCTCCTTCACATCTTCTTTATCAACCTTGAACACCTTCTTTCCAAAGACTCCCAAAGCTCCAATTACATTTATATTGATCCCCTTTGGTTTCAATATATTGCCGACAATCGAACACCCTTCGATGAAGCATACCAATAAGCAAGAATACACATCAATAGGATATTCGCTATGACTTGCCACAGTGATCATGCAGACCATGCAGACAAAAGCAAAATAAGTAACCATCTTTCCCATAGTAGCGCGAATTGCACGAGAGAATCTGACTTTTTCACCCATTAGCATACTTTTTCTGACACCGAAGAGAAGATCACAAAGGATTACCGCGCATGATACAATCAGCCACGGAATCATATTCTGCAATGACTCGGAAACAAATGCGGTAGCGATTGCCGCAAATCCGCCTGTAGTTGTATGTACTATAGCTTCCTTCATAGCAAACAAGTCAAGTAAACGGTTAGCAATGAAATTAACTCAATCCAGAACATCGATTTGCATGCCGTCAGGTCCCATATAAGGTTTCCGGACCAATTCTTGACTACAAACGTTATCGCGTAAATCAGAAATGCGGCCCATAGCAGCAGCCAGTACCACGAATTGCATCCTACCCATATCTGGGAGAATACAAGCGACATCACCGCGCCGGCTATATGAGCTTTCTTGTGTGCTCCTTTAAAATTCGGGGATACTCCCAATACAATCATTCCGACTACAGAAAGAAAGATCAGGAACTGACTGTTTTCTGTACTTGCATCCAATGCGGCCGGAAGCAACAACAAAGACGGGAGAATCATGCATATACCGAACCAATACCTGTTACTCAGAATGTAATAGGTATCGGAAATAGAATAAGGGATACCCTTTGTCTTGTAAATCATCACACCAACATAAGATGCGAAAACCAATAATGATAGTAGTGTCAAAATCATAGTTTTATCTGTTTATAATGAAAACTCTAGTTTATTCGGATAACCGGTCTTGTAGTTGTAAGACTCGACTTCCTCTCCCGTCTGCAATCCCCGAACGAAAGCAATATGCTGCTGCGTCACATTATAGCAATCAAGAGCGTATAACTCTAATGAGTTCAGCATAAGGAGAGCACTTGAAACAGGTATCGTATACTTTACCGCATCAAACCATAAAACGGTATCCAGTCTTCCGGCCTGCTTCTCAATATTGATTGAGTTAACAAGACCTACGCGGTCCTCTTTGGTAAGCCACATTCTCTTTCCGGAGAGAGTGAATGAATTCACAGCGTCTGACTTGTCATAAGCATTAATATCCGCTATCTTCATCTCTTTTAGTTCATCAAGGGTATACTCATGATCAACCAATACGGGATAGCCGCTTTCGTTCTCCCTTATTTCCTTTCCGGATGACTGACCGTCCAGCAACTCCTGCCAGTATTCTTCCGTTATCCCTACTGAGCCTTCTTGCGGCTCATCGTAGAATCCTTGTTTCCAATATTTTGCCATAATATTATTTATTTCCAACGCCCAACGGCTATCCAATAAAAGTCATTAGTTCCTGCACCGGTACCGTTTGAATCTCCCACTGTATATCTAGTCCTTACTGTAAAATAACTAGTTTGTATTATCGTAATTAAACCCGTAACAATGTTCATACCGTTGCCTGGTTCACGATAAGTAACAATGGGAACATAGGCACCATTATAAAATGCTATTGGCGTATAAACAGTATTAGTACCACTAGAACTTGCTGTCTTGTAACCCCATTGTATCAATAAACCATTGTTAAACTTAGCATATCCGTTCTGACCTAATGATACAGTCATAGCGTTAGACAAGTCTGCCTTTGCCAAGTTGGGAATCATGTTCAGCAATTCTACAACTCTATCTCCTGTAAATCCGCTATTATAATCACTCATGCAAACTCTTTTTTAATCACATTAAACGTACTTCCATCCGACAGCAAGAAACGTCCTTCAGCAACAGCAAACGCCTGTCTCTTGCCTATCTGGGAGATGGTAGTGGAGACAGATGCCTGTACTCCACTATTAGTTGTCCTAAACACAACAGTCTGCTCCCTGTCGAGTCCTTCGTTGGCAACATCGCTTGATGCGCTTGCGCCCCAATTAGGACCAGGAGTGATAACGATGTTGCCTTCTCCTTCTTTCCAAGGAAGTTTAATTTCTTCAGATACTTCCAGGATTGCCATAGGTTAAGAAATAGTCCAAGTAGTATTTGATTCAATAGTAACAGATACCGCAGAACCATCCTGAGGAATAGTAATACTTTTTGGTGAAACTCTCACATATGCGTCTCCTGCTGCCTGCTTGATAGCAATCTGAGCCGACTGACCACCATTTGCTGTCACTTTCAAGTTTCTTGTAACCTCCTCTATTGTTGTGTTTTCCGGAAGCTCTAACTCAATGGAGAAAGCGAATTCAGAAGTTGCACCGGGGTCTCCTGAAATAGCAGTACCATTGTTTGTCTGTGTGCCGTTAGCTCTATAATTAGATGGAAGATCTACATCCGTTACACTTCCTGCAAATGCAAACGTAAGTTTTGATGAGTTTGTCTTACCTTCAACAGTCACAGTCCCCGCAGTCTTGGGAGCAGACATTTCCGAACCATTGTCGAAGGAAACGAATTCCGGTTTTGGAGATTGAGTCACTTCATATACGTCCGGAACTGTAGCACCAACACCGTCAACCTGTAACGTACCTTTTCTTGCCACACGTCCAGTGTGGGGATTCGAACTATTTGCCACCGTTCCATTACCTGAACCGGTATTTCTATCCAACCTTACCCAAATAGGTTTTGCCATAATAGTAATATTTTAAATTAAACAATATATTAATTCTACTCAGTCTGAACAATAGTCCATACAGTATTAGACATGATATCCACATCAGCCATATAGTCATTATCAGGAGTGAGCCATATGTGTTTGGGAGTCACTTTTACATATTTTTTTTGCCCAACATCACAGACAACCCCTATCGACACCTTCATGCCCGTTGCCGAAGCGGAAACCTTCATCTCATCAGCTTTGGCCGAGACATTTCCAATGCCCTTGACAGCCTCGATATGTACAGATATGCATCCCATTTTACACTGTCTTTATACCGGTATTCATCTTATCTACCTCTACTCTTGTTCCGCCTTCATAGTCGGAGTCAGGAAGGTAAGCCGTAGTCTCCAGCCAGATTTCCCCCGATCCGATAATCTTAGTGTCAACATAGCAGCTGTAGCTGTTCTCATTAATGCGTACCATCTGAGACTTCTCTATCACCTGTGAGGCAGAGAAGACAAAGAAGCGGCATTGGAAGTCCACATCATCCATCGTCAGCCCCGAAGGGAGGTCGATGGAGATTGCCAACTTGATTATTGTACCTTTTGCTCGCATGCTTCTAATAAGATTTTATTCACCGCCATCTGGACGTATGCCACAAAACAGGTAGAGGTATACTTCTTCACAGATTTCACCTGCTCCGGAGATAATTCTACTTCGCCATTTTTATAGATGTTCTGAGCCAACTCCAGTTCACCCAAGTCAGCCGTTTTTTGATACATCGCATTACCAAGCGCCTTGCTGATATCGACAGTACTCTTATTCCCTTCGATATCTGTTACTTCGATTGTTCTAAAGTCTATTCTCATAAGTATGAATTTTATTTTTCAGTTAAACTAACCTCTGTTTCGTCCCATAATCGCTACAAAAAAGTCCGAATCACCATAATTACCATCCTTATGGAAGGTACGCACATGAAAGCTCCCTGAAGCTATATTTGATAACGAGGCAATTGACCACACCCCATGGACAGCTGTTGCAAAAGGGAAATACTCATTCTCCAGATTATGGTTGATAACATAGTCACCAGCCGCAGAACGACCTACGTAACCGGTAGCGCATCCGTCTCCCCAGGACCTCATGACAAACCCATCGCTACCTCTGATATAGGCCGCCCAAAGCACTCCGGGCGCATTCCAAATATCACCGTCACGCTGATAAAACCTATGATTGCCAGCACTGTCGATAGCGTATCCATATTTGCTTCCCGACCCATTGGAAAGCACTTTCAGAGCATCGCCGCCTCCGTAAGTCGTCACCCATATACCGTTACCCTCGTCATTACGTACAAACATCAACGCCTCGGTTGGATTTATCCGCAGGAACTTGCCTCCGTTTATGTTGAGGTAGATATTAGCATTACTTTGCCCTGAAATAGCTAGCCCTGTACTTGTTATATTCCATTCTCCTATTTTCCCGCTATCAGCCTCAATTGTTCCTTTAAATTTATATTGTTGATTTATCGGATCGAGTTCAAAGACAACTTCATCTTTTACCAAAGCGAAAATTCCTGTGCGTTTTTCTCCGTCAATGGTGATACAATCCCTGCCTAACGCAATACCGGTCAGTTTCCCACCACTATCCTTTGTACCGGAAAACATCTTCGGAGATACGATATATTCGCCATCTATCAGTGTCTTATTATTATTCCATTGTTCCACCCAAGGAAGCAGATTCGCATCTTTTCCATCCTCTCCCGGTTTGCCATCTGCACCCGGTTCGCCGTCCTTTCCGTAATGACCAAAGAGACGATAGTTCTTATATTCTCCCCATTTCCCATCCTGTAGAGTACGTTCACAAGTATACTCATAAGGATAAGTTTCCGATGCTCCACGAGGATTATCCACCCACCATAGCACATCTTCCCAGTATGCTTCATTGGTCGGAGCAATCCCCGAATGCGCCTGAATAGCTACCTTGTATACATTATTGTATTTTACTATGTTACCTGCCGAATAGAATTTTGAGCTACTGTATTCAGGAGCATCACCAATGTATTCGTTAACATATTCGTTGGATGCCGGAAGGTCAATAACATTACGCTTAGACTTTGCAAGCAGGTAAACCTGCTCCTCGGTCTTGGAGTCCGTTGGGAATATGACAGGTTCGCTCCAGGAAGGAGTTGTTTTACCATCAATCACTGCGGTGGAATACCAACAGGTAGTAGGATCGAGCATACGGAACTTGACTCTGTCCTCGTTACTGCTTGTGCTGCCGTCTTTCGTATATACAATCTCAACAAAGTGACTGCCGGCTGTAGGCACTGCAATATCCACCACCGCATTGGTTACTCCACTTCCCTCCCAGGCATGTTCGTTGTCCATGCGATAGGACGTATCAAGGGCTTCTACGATACCCTTGTCGTAGTTCTGCTCGGATGATACATCAATCTCTATATGTATCATCTGATTAGCTCTTCTTGTCGTAAATGACACCCTTTGCTTGTATGTCGAGGAATGAGATGTAGGAGATGGAGAGACATAGTAATCACCGTCTTTTGTAAAGTTACCCGAATACGAGAAGGTAATATCCTCCCGATCCGGAGAAAGGGACCATCCTGCCGGATTTGTACCGGTAGGCGTAGCAGGCTTTCCGAAAGCATACTTATACCGTAGCTCCGTATATTTCCCCGGTAATCCCTTGAATCGTATAGGATCACCCCATGTGCCGGAAGAAGCGCTTGAAGCGACCTTCTGAGAAATCCAGACAACATCTTTTGTTGCGTTAGTGTGCCATCCTCCGCTTGTCCCGCTTCCGGTCGGACGGGATGGTTCATCTTCGCTGTCATGGTATGTAATGAAAACACTCAGGCCATCCGTGCCGTCAGTACCATCTGTTCCGTCCTGACCGTCCGCAACCATCAACTCCCAAGCGGTGCCGTTATAGATATAGACGATACCATTACTGGTATTGCGATAAGCCCAGTTTTTTTGAGGATTGGCAGGAGCGCTTGATAAATCCCCTTTCCACGTAATACTGAGCCCGTCTTTACCATCTTCACCATTTATACCGTCAAGCCCCTTCTTCCCGTCTGAGACAACAGCAATCGTTTCGCGGTCGATCAGTACTACTCCCGATGTTTCATTGTAAAGCCGGAACTGTATCTTGTCTGTTATCCCGGAGACGGATATTTGCTTATCCGGAGTATAGCTAGTCGCATTTCCTGAGTCTATAATATAATCCATTGAGTAGCCAACCGGCAGAGAGGATACGACAGTAGAAGCTCCGTCGGTCTTCATCACCCGGCAGGATATATTCGAGACATCACTGTTCCCGTCAGCATCTCTCTTTATGATATTGGTCGATGGCTGAAGCGAGTAAATGACCGCGTTCTGACCATTTGTTCCGTCAGTCCCATCCTCTCCATTCTCCCCAGGCTTCACTTTGTTTATCGATAAATGCAGGGTACGTTCATACTGAGAACCTTTGTATGTTACCCGTCCCGTTATGGGTATACGAATTACATCAGCCACCGCAGCAGTAATAGCTGTTACCTTAACTATCCCTGTGCTACGATCAGCCGTTGCTGTCACGCCTGTGATGCTGCCTACAGAAAGAGAATCAAGAGGAAGCTTGGTTGTTCCGTAGAACATAGAGAATGTTGTTGTGACAGGTAAACCGAATACCACTGTACCGTCCAGAGAGCAAGCTACAGACTGCATTTCATCGTCAAGATCAGCAGAAATACTTCCTTCTCCGTCAAGACCATTCTTACCATCCTCAGTCATCACATACCATGCGCCATCCTGGTATACGTAGCATTTCTTGTCGGTAGTATTACGATACCAGTATCCGTTCTGAGGATTCGCCGGAGCAGAAGAGAATTCCCCCATAAAAATGAGGCTTGTACCGTCTTTGCCGTCAGTACCATTCGTACCGTCCTGGCCATCTTTACCCGGTTCGCCCTTGAGATTCTCCTTTGCTTCCTCGTCCAGATTGGACCAGCTAAGGGTAACGCCGGAACCTAATGTAACCTTATTGTTCTGAGGATTATAAACAATATTACCTTTCCCTATATTTACAGTACCATCAGGATATAAACCATAGATAAGAGCGCCATTTTCATCTACAGCTTTTATCATTCCGTTTATACTGTAAAATCCTTTAAGCCCCTCAGTTCCCGGTATATCCCCACCTACGCGGATTTTAATCTTATTGGTCCAATCTTTTGAGTCAATATCAAACATGACGTCAATCGCAGGCTGACCATTCTCATCTGCATGCAGATAAATAGCAGACTGCCTGGCCTTATTTTGAGAATTCCCAAACTGAACAAGATCATCTCCCGCTTTAGGAGGATTAAGGACGTTTCCCGAATCATCCAGATTGAATTCTAATAAAGGAATATGAAGCGTCTTCGTTGACAGATCAACAGACTCAATTTCCACATGATACATTCTCAAATCAGTGCCGGAAAATGTTTGGCAACGTATAAAATCATGGGCGACAAGGCTTACATCCTCATCTTCCAGTTCTATTAAGTATTCCGTTCCATCATCGGATATACGAGCGGATTTAACCTTCCCCTGTCCCTGGCTGATAGTTTGCGCCCCCATTATGGAGCGAATTTTACTTATCAGTAATTCAAATACTGTGAACTGACCGCGAACGAGCAATGCGTCTATCTCCAGCTTCCATTTGCCCTTGATATACTCCCACAGCTTCCATCCATGACCGGCAAATCCGGACACGAAGTCTTCGACGTATTCCTTTACGCCGTTCGACAACTTACGTCCTGTCGATTTCACAGAACAAAGAAATCCGTAGAACTTACCGTTACTTAGTATTGCCATATTCTAATTCTTCAATTAACGAATCTTCTGTTTCTTCTATCAATTCTCCGCCACGCACTACAAGACCACCGTTAGCACTTAATAGGAAATCGGTACTATCCGGTTGATCCTTTCGTATATATTTTTTCTCTAGTGCTTCACCATCTCCGCCAATTTCTTTTACGTTTCCTTTATCAGTTACAATAATGATTTTAGGATCTTCATCTCTGTTATGTATATATACTTCCCCTTGATTCAATCCTTCTAAATGCCTTGCTTCAGAAGGTGCCAACGGAGGATATACCGGATTGCCATCCTTGTCTATCTCACTTCCATACCATAACTCTTTTGTTACCTTCTTCTTCATTACACTTCAATTTTGTCAGTATTTACAAAAGCTAATTGGGAAGAATCATACTGTAACATCTCCCCCTCTTTGGGATTATTTATATTAAACCCAACAAGATTAATCGCTGACGAACCACCGGGTATACCGCCTAATCCAGAAAGATCATTCTCTCTCTTTTCCAATAAAACCGAACTCCAGAACATTTGGCTATCCTCAGATATTTGAGTCACTTCAGGAACAGAATTTCCCGAACGCACATAAGCAACACCATTTACATAAAAGTCAGAAAGGCATAAAACCTTATTTATAAACTGAATGAACCAATAAGGAATGCCAGAAGAATTGCCACATGACAACGCGAACGTATCATACGGAACTGAATATAATTCTATAATTTCCTGCTTTTGGTTTCGGAATTGCTCATTCTCAACTTTTGCAGAATAACCGTTCGGTTTGAATCCTCCCTCTATTCTGAATTCAAAAAACAACTGATCTTCACCAGGCCAGAAGATATTGTCAAAAGGAGAATTATTATCTTTGTGAGAGCATCTAATAAGACATGTCTCATCCAAAATGAGGCTATCAGAACAGATTGAGAAGGGCTCGCTAACAGCATAGAAATTGCCAGAAGCATCCGCTACCTCAAGTACATATACAGCATCATGAAGTCCTGTTATTGCGGAATAATACATTTTTATCGTATCATTCACCTGATATTCAGAAAAAGAAACGGGTATTTGATTGCCTGATACTAAATTGCGTAAATAAGCCGTAACAGAATGGCTGGAATCATTCGAAAATACCTGGACTAGAATGTTGTCATTTGTATGAAAGCGCTGGATATAGTCTATATCCTGCTGAAATTTGTTCTTTAATGGAGAAAAGAACAATGGACAGATGTCACCGATTTTAATCATATGGTCTTTTCGTTCTTTTATGGGTTAAGTGCCACTTGACACTGCAATGCAAATATACTAATTATTATAACAATTACAATAACTTATCAGCTTTTTATCTCTTTCACAATTAGAGAATATCTTACCGATTCGGTCTTTCCGACATTAATCTTCATCTCTTTAATATATCCACGTACGGTCTCTCCATTATAATCAAGAGAGATTAATCCAGATAAATTCGAAGGAACATCCACTTCACTTGTCTCAACGTCTACCTCACCTACCGTAAACAAACGATTATCTATAGGAAAATCATCGGTTTCTTTTATTCCCGCAATTGAGACATTGCTATTACCATCAGAAGAAGTAAACTTAAGCATATTTGTGCATGCGCCTATATACGCCTTATTTGCTTCCAGCATAAAACGAGGCGAATATTCTACGTTAAACATTGTATCAGGACTGATCAGGCCCAGCAACTGACTAGGGCTGTACGGACGGTCTAATAACAGATTACCATTCTCTGCCGAAGTTGCATATTGACAACCTACGATAAAAACATCATTATCGCTATCATTATCGGTGGTATCTTCCCCTCGCTTTTGAACCAAAAACTCTATTCCATACGCGTCCGCCCGGTAAGGACTGATGAAAGAAAGAGTATTATCCGTCAGTTTTAATCCTGTTGAGAATTCATTTGTAAACCGAAACTCATCACGTCCATTGATACCGTCATAATCCTGCTTATCATATCCAACTTTTACGGAAGTGTTGACAAGAGAGGAATTGACGCTATATTCATAATCGTTTATCTGATCTGAAAGGTCTTTTACGACATAATTGTCAAACAATGCATATCTATGAATAAAAGTAACGTTGTTCCCTTCTATAACCAGAACATAGCCAAACTCAGCCTCCATAAACTCACAAAATTTCTTGAAGGAAGTGTATAGCTTTGCATTAGGAAGATTTCTTGCACTTTCTGCCGGCATTATAAAACACGAAGAGAGTCGACTCCGGGTAATTCCACCAGGTACATAATTGTATATATCTACGCTATAATCACTGCTATCTGTCATGCTTTCAAGGAGCTTTTCTGCAACAGTGGTCAAAAGAAGGACATCTATATTGACAGGATTGATACGGGATTGGAAATTTACAGATAAAGAGAAGCCTCTCAGATAAGTAGTCCATGTCATTGCCACAGGTCTTACTGAATTGTTTAATTCCAGTTCCATCCTGACAGTATCTCCTTTATGAAGAACTGAAGTTATATTTTCATTAACAAAAGTAGGGGAGTTCCCGGCTATATGTTGAGCCCTCATTTTCTGTTCGAGTGTTCCGTCAGCCCTTTGTATATATAATACAATCTGCGAAGATACAGTTCCATTGCTGGTGCTTCCAATCACATAAAACGAAAATGACAGTTTTATTGTGATATTAATATCAGAAAGCGCTTCTGCAAAGGGCTGCACACCCCCATCACTCGAAAACGGCTCATCTGTAAAGACTAATGGAGAATTCAGCTTCGGGAGTTCACTATTATCTAGTATATACAAAGGAAAGCCCAATACAATAGGCTTCCCCTCTCCCCCCGGAAGAAGAGGTCCATAATGTTCGATATACTGAAGGTTAGCATCATCTTCTACAGTTGTTCCTCCTGACACGTATTTAGCTTCATACTGGAATTTCAGACCGTCATAATAAAGAGATTGAGGCTTTAATTCAGACACCAGATACTCATACTGAATATTTCTCTTAGCTTTAATAATAGCGGCCAGCGTATCATCAATTGCGTTAATAGAGATTGTATATCCATCATCCGAATAAGAGGAAAAATCTAAAGCGCACTGAAATACCTTATCCCAGTTCCAGCTATTGTTTCTTTTATAAAAAGCTATACCGGCACTGGAAGAAAGGTAATTCTTTGAATATTCTTCCTTCAACAAATTATAAGACCGGTTTACAAACTCAAATTTAGTGCTAAAAGAACGAAGTACTCCGTCATAATTACTTCTTTTATAAGCAAGTTCAAAATCATCCCAGTTCTTGAGATCATCCGTTGCTTCGTAGGATATTCCATTTGTTAATATCTGACATCTAAAGTACATAGCTACTTGCGTTTTATTGATTTTACATCGTCACACATACGCTTAACCATAAAGGCATATTCTTTTGCCGTAATCTCATTCTTGCGGATCTGCATTCCAAAATGAGCCATGACCATAACTCTTTCCCTGGCAAAGTAATTTTTATCCATTTTGAAAGATTGCTCTTCCGTCTTTTTGCTGTTATAGCTCTCTATCAGATAACGACTCTGCGACATTATAGCCGATATCCGCTTTCTAATTTTTTCATGTTCAGACGGGAATAGCTGATATCCAAAGGATCTTAAGATATTAACCACTTCATCCCATTCTCCCCGATTTGCCATCAGTTCCGCAATCCTCATACATTCAACTTTTATATGAAGATTGATCAGATTACTCTTTTTCAAGATTTCACCAGAAACAGAAGATCCACCTACAATTTCGATATATTCAGATATGAGCATTGAGGACTGTGATTCCAGTTCTTCCTCTGAATGATTGCCGTCTATTATGAGTTTTCTCTTTTCTCCTAAAAAGACGTCAATAAAGATGTCTAGGGGAATTTTGTCTAAATCATTGTATAGCATTATGGGTATTTTAATGTGAGAGGTACATATTAAAAATATCGATATGATAGATATTGACTTGACCATAGTTGGCATCAAATATCTTTTTCACATCATATCCATGTTCGAAAGACAAGGCTTTCAATGCCTGCCAATTTATTTTTCTCCAGTTTAAACCATTCTCTTTTGCGTATCGTTTAATAGAGAACCACTCTTTAGATTCATCCAGTTGTTCTTGTTTCTGTTCCAGCAAGGCTTTTGTATGCTTATTTTCCATTTGAAGCCTCTCTTTCTCTTCTTCCGCCTGAATGACCATAAGCGCAAGATCTTTACGAGAAAGCTCATGTTTATGCTCTTCACAAGCTATGAAGTACTTTCGAGCTTGTTTGCCGCGTTCGTTATTCTCAATCATAGACAATTCCTTTGCCATGCTGATTGAAATAGCATAATCAATTGACGGGCGCCCACCTTTTGGGTTTTCGCCAAAATTGTTGAAAACCTGATAGTCCTGATTTTCAATAAAATCATAGGCTTTAATCCTATCTTTAATCCAATTGGAAAAATCTCTTTTGCTTTCAAGAAAAGCATGTAGGTCACGTGCGTTAACGGCTCTTTTGCCATTGTTTTCTCTGATAGGAATTAATTCTTTAAAGTTTTCCATAATTCTGTAACGTGCTCCTTCACACGATGATTTATTTATAATGATAAGTTATAATCTACTGTCCAGATAACGATACTCTGCGGAACGGGCCATTTTTTTCATATATCGAACCATTTTCCGATTTTCTCCATACACGTCCTCAAACCGTCTCTCCAGTCTGCTGTAGTCATTATTTACATTAACTATGACGGGATCTCCTTTGTCACGCCTCATCTTATCAAGCATCATTGCGTCAGAGCGAAGAGCCATTTTTTTGTAATCAACTATATCCGGGATAACCTCAGCATGTTTAGGCATATCAACCAAAGTGGGGACAGATGGGGTGATATAAGCTCCGCTATCTGTAAGAATAACCTCTCGCTTGCCACCATCACCGACAATAGCCAAACCTCCCGGGTGAGATTTATCCTTTGTTCCCTTTGCGTATTTCGGGATGGGCTGGGCGGCGATCATTGCAACTTGGGCAGCTCCCATTGCGGCAACTATAGCAGCAACAACAAAATTCGGCAACGCTTCAGTTACCGCCCGGTATGTCGCTATTGTTGCCTGTATAATGGAATTAGCTTTATTCCATTTAGCCTGTTTTTGCTGGATTTCAGCTTTTTGCTTCTCCAGTTCTTTATTTTTATCGGCTGTCCTTTGCTCAGCAGCACGCTTTCTAGCTTCACCTTCTTCCGTAGAGATCACGCCGCTATTCACTAGGTTCTCAATGCGCTCCTTCTCTTCTTCTCCAGCCTCTTCATTCTTTTCCTGTTGCTCTTCGATTTTTTCTATTTGCCGATCGTACATGCCTATAACCATAGTTGATAGTCCTTCAGATATAGCAGCTGCACTGGACAAAAGATCTTCTATTCCCAATTTACCATCTTTTACCATCTTCAGGATTAGCTCTGTTATTCCTCCAAACAGCGTGCCTAGCCCATCAACTGCGTCATCACTAACATTCTTCAGGTTATCTATTGATGATTGAATATCTGCCCAATATTTTTTATCACTTTCATTTTCTTCATCCCTTGCTTTAGTGTGAGCATCTCTAACCTTTTCTATAAGCTTTATTTCTTCTTCGGCAAGGGCTTCTTTCAATCTTAATCTTTCTTCATCTGATATGCCTTGTACATTAATCAATTCTTGCAGAAGTGCCATAGTACGCTCAGTCTCTATTATCGCATAATCTTGCGTTATTTGGGCCTTTCTCTTTTCGTATTCCTTTTTAGTGATTATGCCTTGTTCATATAATGTAGCCTGTTCGCGAATATCTCTTTGCATATCTCTTGAATTATCAATGGATTTAGCGGCATAGTCATTCTTTTTACGATCCATCTCATATTTCATAATGCTTTCAATCCTTTTTCTTTCTTCTTCATCTTTTTTATCCAAGTAATTCTTATCTATCGCCAACAATTCATCCTGAAGTATCTGTTCGTAATTCTTTCTCAATTCATTTTCTTCTTCCGAATTACCTTTGATGGATGCTATATTTTCTTCATACTTCTTTTGAGCTGTCTGCCTTTCTTTTTCATACTCATCATCTATAAGAGAAATACGGGTTTCGGAAAGACGTTTAGCAATGTCTTCTTGATATTTAGCTTGTTCTTTTGCTAATCTTTCAAGCTCCCTCTGTTTTTCTAAATCATCTTCTGAAGTTGTAATATCTGAAACTTTTATAGTTGATACAATAGACTGTTGGGCTTTGTAAATATTTTTCAATTCTTCTGTAATACCATTATATTCTTCTCTCAATTTGCCAACACGATCCGCAGCTTTAATTATCTCTCCAGAATAAGGGTCAACATAATCAGGTTCTTTTTCTGCTTTTCTCAACTCTAATAATTTGCCAGCTGCTTGCATTGATAACTCCTGTGCCCTTACTGACAATTTATCTATTTCTGATAATTTTACTTTTGCTTTAGACAACTCTATAATATTGTTTTTAGCCATATTATATGCATCAGAAGCTCTCCCAGTCATAATAGCCTCATCAGACAAATTTTTAAAATATTCCGGATAAATAGCTTGTAATTCATCTACTGCTTGTTTGCGTTCTATCATTGATCTAGATGTATCATTAGCCATTTTATACAGTATATTTAGCTTATTAGTTTCACTAATAGAGTTTTTAATCCCTTCTTTAGTAGCATTATTTAGAGCCAATTGTGCTATCGTCGCACTATCAAGATTTTTTTTAGCTCTACCTAATCCACTAATCCAATTTACCAAATCTTTTCCATATACAGAAAGCAAAGTTATCCCTATCACTAATGCTGTCTGCCAATTAAAGATAGCCCCAGTCAACTGTTTCCAAACAGGTATTCCCTTTATTCCAGATTCCCGCATTGCTTTAAATTCAGCATTTGCCTTTTTAATCTCATCTGCTAAAATCGGAAGATTATTAGATATTGCAAGGAAAAACGTATTCCAACCAACTGCAAGAGATGGAAGTTCTCTTGCGACTTGTTGAACAGACATACCTAAACCATTCCAATGCGAAGCATAATTACCAACATTGCGTTGATAATTTCCCATTTGGGCATCCATGCTTTTTAATTCATTCTTCAGCGTCTGTATTTGCTGCAATGTCTTTTGCCCTTCAGAACCTAAAAATGAATCTTTAGACATAGATTTCAGCCGTTTTTCAAGAGCCAATACCGCAGCATTCATTTCGTTGTAGCTGCTAGATGCGGAAATAATAACAGCAGCATGATTTCTCATTAAGTTTGAATACTGCTTGTTTTGCTCCGAAAGCTCCGTTTGACGCTGCTTTAGTAATGCAGATTTATTCAGATAATCAGTTAAGCTGATATTCCCATTCTTATATTCCTTATCCAATCGTTTGAGTTCATCTCCTAATTCCTTTATTCTAATCTTGTTCTGAATGGTATCTGCCGTCAATTTAGTAACATTATTATCATAAGCTAATATATTATCTACAATTTCAGCATATCTGATCTCAGTAGTCGCTATCGCCTGATTTAATTGATTAGTAGATTGGGTATACGATTGATTTGCCTGAGATGCCGAACTTTGGGCAGAAGAAGTGTTCTGAAATTTAGAAGAAAGCGTATCTAGAGAGCTAGATATCTTATTTATCCCTTTAACTAAATCGTCAAATTGCTTAGGAAGGGTATTAAGAGTCAGTAATTTATTTATCTTATTCCCATAATCCTCCAAAGTCTTATTGTATTTTTCCTGAATAGCAGCCATTCTATTCTGAGTAACAATAAGATCATTTAGTGTTTTATTATAAAGAATCGATTTGTCAGATAATTCTTGGAATGTTTTAGGATTGATTTTAACTCCACCGGCTAATTCTAAAGCAAGCTTCTTATAAATTGAATAATTCTCGTTTAATTCCGCCTTAAAGTTTCGCAACTGATCAAAAGCTTTTTGATCGACTACATCCGTGATTTTTAATTCATTTGCCATAACGTTCGAATTAAGTACCGGGCCACTTGACACGGTTTCCGCACAAATATAGGAAGATTTGAGGAAATTTACAAGCTATTTAGAATGAATAAGAATAAGAGAGAGATGTTGGTAAAAATAAAGGTGAAGTAATGCGAGAAAGCCGCGTCCCTTTATTGGTTCACGGCTCCTCTTTTGAATTTAAAAGCTTTGAATTTATAAAGTAGCAGATTGTAACTCTGCTCCGATATTCTTTATAGTGTCGAGAATCTTCTTTGTTGTTGACTCCCCGGCAAATGCCAGTCCGTTTTTATATTGGCGCATTTTAGACTCATTGATTCCAGCTTTTTTAGCAAACTGGCTCACATTAATCCAATCAAAGTAATTAAAGAAAGATTGAAGATCGTACTTAAAAGTTACATCTATATATTCCATTTCATTAGGAAGGGGGATACTTTCTTCTGTTATCATTCCCTTTGCTTCTTTAATACTTTCCATAAAGTCAGCTTTTGCCTCTTCCACGCTTGAACCATAACCGCCTAATCCATGATTAAGCAGCATATCATCTGAATAGATGGAGTATAAACCATCTGTCCCTTTTTCAATAATAGCAAGTATCTTCATAACTCTTTGTTTTTGATTTGAAATTTAAAAGCCATTGAAATATGTTTTCTCAATTTAGTAAGTAAACGGCAGGGATTAAATCCCCGCCATCTTCTTAATGCTCTTTAATGTGCCGGCTCTCATGTCTTGGCTCTCATGTCTTGGTACTGGAAAAGTCTGTTTGGTTATCGGACTATACCATATATCATGATTGGCTCCATGACGATGTATGAAACAACCGGCTTTCATTAGCATCCTTACTAATTCTGATACTTTCATAATTTCAATGAGCTTTTAAATTCAAAACAAAAGTAACGTATTCGTTACTGATAAACAAACAAAAGGGTAACAAATTTATTGTTGAATGTATTATTTAACACTTTTAAAAGGAAATAAGGGGAACTAGAAGATAGAAGGAAGTATTCAGAAACAAAAAACGCCCACCTTCCGGCGGGCGAAGACTGGTTAGGGAGGTGGACTACAAAACTGATTCCGAAAAGTCTAGATCGTAGCAGATCTTTCCGCTGTCGTTCCTTTTAAATACCCCAGTGCATATTAGTTCGGGGAATCCTGGGCCTGATGTCCAAAAAGGGACGGATACTTCCTCACCTTCGGTAAGTGATAAAGTTTCAGCTAGCTTATCAGCTTCTTCTTTGCATATATCTACTAGCTTTTCCATGCTGTCCGTGTTGCTACCACAATGAACAGATAGTTCGGAGTATTGGTTTGATGTTTCCATAATTTATTTTTTGATGATTGTTTATTCCCATTACAGCATATTTATGCGGGACGCAACTCCACTGTTAGCCCCATAGCAGAGGCTATTTTATACAATGTAGCAACAGTAGGAACTGTTAGCCCACGTTCAACCCTTGAAATATAGCCTTTGTCAGCCCCAATACGCTTAGCAAGTTCTGACTGCGTAAGACGTGCATTTTTTCGGGCCTCAAGGAGTATTTGGGCGTTATATTCCTCCCATGCCTTTTCTCGATTTTTTTCACGCTCGGGAGTACCTTCTTTCCCAAGACCTTCGTCCAACCAAGCATCTACATCATAGATGTCTTTACTGATTTCTTTTAGTTCCATAATATTCCTCCTTTAATTTTAACGCCTTTTCTATTTCATTATTTGGTGTCTTTTGCGTCTTCTTCTTGAATGCATTAAAAAGAACCACAATAGTGTCACCGTCATATATGAAAAAAATACGGAATTCATTGTTTCCATAATTTACACGGAACTCATAAACTCCATCACGTATAAACTTTATAAAATGTCGTGGCATTTTATCTTCTACCTTAAACAAGTCTAATGCACGACGTATTTTATTTACTTCATCCTTGGATAACTTCTTAATGAAGTCGCTGAAATAGGTTTTATATGTGATTATCTTTCTCATGGAACAAAGATAAGAAAAGTTATACAATAATACAACTTTTATAGCTGGATATTTCAATGCAATACGAAAATTTAACTTTTGGAAAATAAAAAGCCCCGAACCTTAATTGGAACGGGGCGGGAAAATATTTTTCATAATTATATTGTGTTATTTGGATTAGGAAAAAGATAAATATTAATTTCGATCTTGTATGTAATCAATTTCCCCTTTTTTGAAATAGATGTATAATCCCAAGTTATCATAAACCCACTGTTCACTGACTACTCCTCTATTGGAAACATCAGAATTTTTGCTTTGGGGATTTCCTATTGACAATATACACTCTGTTTTACTCATTCCTATTTTGACCTCATGATTCTTTATAGACTCCCACCTTTCATCTGATATATCTGGATAATTTAATCTTATATCCGCAAATGAAAAAACATATGGGAAATACCTGTATTCATTTATTGTATATTTGTCAACATGCTGATTTGTTTTTGAAATATAAACATCTACATAGTATTCTATAGAAGAGTCATCTTTAAAGAATATTCTAACAGGTTCTCCTTTTTTTAAACTTGTTCCAACTCGAGTTACGCAAACCTTATCATATTGCTTCGCCATCCTTCCAGGAGTTAAACTTTTCCCAATAGTATTTTTTGTTGTATACATCGTCTTTCCCACCAAGATTTTCCTTGCGATATCAACATCGCCTAAATAGACCAAATCAACATTAGCGCTCATACTCTCAGAATTCATGCATAATTCTTCTTTTGATCCTATATACTCATATGTGAAAACATTGTCTTCAAACTTAAATTCAATATAGGTTCTTACACACCTCCCTCTAGGGCACGATACTTTTTTTTCATAAATCTTATTTACATAAAACACCTTATCTGCAATAAACTTCAAATCAACATTACCTTTACATTTAAAATCAGAAGTAAATGGTAACCAATTTGCTTCATTTTCATTTAGAATGTTTCTTTCAAACATAAATTTAGTATTTTCATTCCATTGGCACATTGGTATGGTTTTAAAGTTCTCCTCAACAAAAATCTCCTCTTCCGTTTTAGATACAACTTCATTACTTCTTCCAGTTTCTATTATATAATCATTTTGAGCATTTAATGATAATGAGCAAAATAATAATAGCAGCAAAAACATTTTTTTCATATTTGTGTGTTTTAGTTATACAATGCAACAAAATAACAGACAACTGTTCATAAATCCAAATAAATCGTCATATATCTCCATACATCACACAAAAAAATTGTTTTTTCTTGCTTTTTTCAAAAATAGTTTGTATGTTTGCGGCGTTCAACATATTTAAATCGACTGTGCAGGCGGAGCTTGCATTCTTATGCAGGCATTTTTTATGCTTGTATTTAAAATATTGAGGTATATTGTACCCCCGTGTGGAACTGTAATGGAACCACAGCATAGTCGATATGTGTTGAACAGCGGGAAAGACAATATACCTTTTTTATTTATTGTTATGTTCAACAATATCGACAATCATCATCAAACAAATAACAGTAGTTTGATGGCGACGTTAATCCACGAGACGGATAGAATGAGTTCGCTTGAAATAGCTGAACTCACAGGGAAGCGTCACGACAATATAGTTCGTGATATCCGCAGTTTACTTAAGCAAGGAGTATCACACCTCAATTTTGAGGAGTCATCCTACAAGCAGCCACAGCCAAGAGGAGGATACAAAGAACTCCCCTGCTTCGAACTCACAAAGAAAGGCTGTCTGATCCTCGCCTCCGGCTACGACGCAGTACTCCGTGAGAAGATTATTGATCGCTGGGAACAGCTCGAACTAGAGAAGCGCAAACCTCAAACTCCGCAAACCTACCTCGAAGCCTTGAAAGCCCTCGTATCATCGGAAGAGGAAAAACAACGGCTGGCGCAGGAGAAGCAGCAACTCGAAGTAAAAGCAGAACAACAGCAAGCCACCATCGAATTGCAAGAGAAGGAAATCAAGCAGGCCGCCCCTAAGGTCAACTACTACGACACCCACCTACAATCGGTCAACACTCTGACCACTACACAGGTAGCTAAGGAGATAGGGATGAATGCGGAAAAGCTCAACAGCAAACTGAAAGAGCTTGGTATACAATACAAACAGTCCGACCAATGGCTGTTGAAAGCTCCGTATGACAGATGGGGAATGCACGATGTAAGGACCAACATTTTCACGAGCGAAAGAGGTAACACCCACACCAACACATATACGGTCTGGACGCAGAGAGGCAGGCGATTCATCATTGCCCTATACGAAAATGATTGGAATGTGAAGAAAGCCATCAAGCAAATAAAAGGTGAGATGAATCCAGCCGCCTAATCACATTACACATTTATCGCAGTCCGTTTCAATGCCGGACAGCCACAACTATATTCAAATATGAAGAATATACTGCAATAGAAATAACTACAGAGTCCGTTGAAATAACGAGAGCTTCGGCAATATATCAATCAGTATGTAATAACTATTAAAACATAATATCATGCTAGAGATCATTATAATACTTGGTAGCCTCATAGCTGGCTACTACACATTCAGAAAAAATGGAGAAACATTATTTTATAAAAGATAAACACATGAAATCACTTACTACGGATAAGGCTTACAACGACCTAAAAATAAAGTACGATCATTTATATAATGACCATGTCAACCTCACAACAGAACTAAGAAATAGGGGGACTGAGATCATGAGTCTATTGCATGAAATGGAAGATTGCAAAAAAGAAATACATCGCTTGGTTATGAGAAATTCTGATATCGTGCTAGAGAATGCAGGAATCATCCGCGCATATAATACAGTAGTTAAGATGTTAATGGAATACGGAGTTACTCGCAACGAAATAGCCAAGCTCCTAAGGAGTAATCAATCCATTTCCGGAAGAATTAAGCAAACAGGAAAGGTTATTGAATACGACTTCACCAAAGGAAGAACACTTAAGCACTCCAAATGATCTATTACGACTAGCAATGTATCACCGAGGAGGAATCCTCCTAAATATAAAAAATATGGATATACCCGCTAAATATATCATCAAGATAGACAATATGTACCTATCAGAGCTTACATTTCTGTGGGTATATTATGGACAGCCTTGCGACCTGCTATTCCAGAGGCCCAAGACAACAGGATGTACAGGGATATGGGTAGTAGTCGAGAATGAGAATACAAGAATATTCTTAGAACGCGCAAAGGAGAAAACCGGATGCGAGTTAATTAAAGCAAATTAAATACGATTATGAATATACATCAAACATCACCCCGACCAGATTGCACTCATTTTGCCAAATGCGGCGAACGGTCTATAGCCTATTGTCGAAGATACGGCGAAAAGGAATGTGCATCCTGTAATTTAGTGAAGCGAAAGCCCAGGAACCGAGTTATAACAGACGGAGTAGAACTAAAACTATGTACTCATTGCGGGAAAACTCTTCCGTTGCACCGGTTTTATAACCGGACAGTATATCGGAACGGTAAGAGCTATCATTTGAAAACTTCGTGGTGCCGGATATGTATGTCCGATAGCCAGCGAATGAGAAATGAAAGGAAGGTCGGGATTAATCATACATAATAGGTCGGGGATTTCGGTCCGGCACTGAAGTTGACGCCAATCGACGGGAAAGGGTAGCTTTAGGGCTGCCCTTTTTTATGCCCTAATGTTAAATAATGTAGTAAATCACAATATTTTTCTCTTTTTATTTGGAGCATATCACATTAATTACTATCTTTGTAACATCAAAATAAGAAACAAAGTATTAACAACTAAAAAATAAAAGCCATGACAGCAGAGGAAGTAAATACAGTATTAGGTAGCAATAGAGAAATGGTTATCTCTTTTTTCAACGAGAATGTGAAAGTTGATAACTTTTATACCTTAAGATGGTTTATGATAAGAGTTTTAAACGAAGCTACCCTGTCTTGGGCTAGAAGAAAAAATATCGGAGAAAAAGAAATACAGTCAGTGCTGAGCAGAGTAATGCGTAATTATCCTCAAATCTCTAAAGGTTATGTAAGTAACTATGCAAAAGCTGTAAATTACTTTGGAAAAGAAAAAGCAAATCAAATTCTTAATGCTAAATAATTATTAATCAATAAACTATAAAGTCATGAACAATAACAGTTTAAGAAGCCCTAAACACAGGTTTCTAGCACAAATTAATTTTAACGTACCTTTGGAGGGTATAGGTAGTGTAATCACAGTAACTGATAACGATCTTGGTAATCTCAAGCATCTGATAGCTCAGCTCGCACAAGGTTGCCCGGCACACGTAACAATCAGAGAAAATAAGGCGGTATATCCGTCATTTGACTGGAAAGTGGCAGATGAATATAATTTAAATAAATAAACAATCATGAAGACATTTGAATTTAACAACGAGGCAATTACTATCGAGAAAACAGGTTACGGACAGTATGTATTAAGCGGTTTGGGTATCTCAGTGCATTGTACGGACTCTGAGATCTGGGATTGGTGTGATGACGATGAAAACGAAGAGAAACATTTGTCAGCTAAAGAATCTGCGTACAGACTGCTTGTAAACTCTTTGTAAAACAAAAAAACAAACAACATGGAAAAAGTGAGTAAAAAAAGAGGAAAGATTATCACAGACCGAGAAGAACTGCTTGTTTGTCAGCAATATAAGGATGGCTGGACACTTAGAAAGATAGCGACGTATGCTAACATCTCCCAGACAACCGTGATGGCAATATTAAAAAGAAGGGAAGTTTCTCTCCGAAATGGGAAACAGATCACCGAAGAGCAGGAAAAACAGGTGATAGACCTGTATCTGTCAGGAGGAAAGATCAAAGAGATAATGTCAAAAACCGGGGTAAAGTCAGAGCAGACGATTTACAGGATCATCAACAATGCTGGAATAGATAAGAGGAGGAGATAGCAACTCCTCTTATCTATGGCTTTTATCAAAAGGCCTTGCCGTAATCTTGCCGTTATTGCTTAATTACCCTTACCAGAACCTTACCACTTTCAAGTGGGCTGTTTAGTAAAATATCAATACACAAATTCCTACCATGCCTCACTCTGTAAAATATTGCTACCCCACCCTTGCTTCGAGGCAGGATTGTCCTATTTTTCCTCTTATTTTTGTATAATCCCCGTGGTTTTTCTGACTACATGATGCAAAAACTGTTCTTTTTGTCGTATTATGGATATACGTACTCAACAAAGGTGCCGGTATAATCCTCTCCATCTTTGACAAAATAATATGTACCATCCGGCTTTTCTATTAGGACAAACACAGATTGTTCCATTTTAGCAGCTTTTCTTGCGATTTCCCGCATTTTCTCTATAGAAGCAAGCCGTTTATTGCCTTGACACCAACAACTCATAATACACCAAATCTTGAGAAGTATTCTTTTAACGCAGGACTTAGGACGTACTCAACAAAATAACTTCTGGATCTTTGACCGAGACCGAAGATAATACTTCCATATTTTCTCTCTATATCTTTACCCATTGTAGTATCACTCCCGATCTTCAACCCCTCAGATGAAACATTCACGCGAATCGAACTATAGAATTCACCGGTAATAATCAAGTTAGGTGTATAAATATCCCTGGGAGGATAACCTTGGAAAGAAGGCGTAGGAGGATGCTCCTCTTTTTTCCACATCGCATAGCCCCTGCCGTTGTTTTTCCATCCACCAGCCTCATCACCCTTGAACCACGGATCATACAAATAGGTAGGACGAAGCGGCTTATCTCTTCCGTTTACACCGGAATACAACTGATCAATGACGAGGTCATACACATCACCGCGGCTCTCCTCCATCGTTTTACGGAGCATTCCGTCGAAGCCATCCACGAGGATCGCAAAACCATCAACTAAATCCTTTATTGTACCCATAGAATAAAAAGGGAGGCATTTCACCTCCCCGAATTATGAACAAAAAATTTAAATATCCCCTAAAGGAGATCTGACACCAACAATCCTGTCATATATATCAGAGAGGATATTTTCTCTTTCAGTTTCTGTTCTATCAAGAAAGAAAGAAGTCTTATGTTTATTGATGAATTCTTTTTTCTTCATTTTCTTAACTTCTTCATCGACAAAGTTAACTCCCTCTACTTTCATTCTACCCACTGTTCAATGCCGACAACACCATTTTCCTGAAGAATCTTCGGAGATTTCAAGGAAACCGCACCTGAAGCAGTTATCGTAAGAACACCATTTGCATAAGTAACGGCAGTTACACCATTAAAGCAAGTAGAAGCATCTTCGCTTAATGCCGGCCCAAAGAAAGATGTGACATCAAGATTACCGAAATGTTCTTTCAGCTTATAATTGTTTTCTCCGGAATCTATTTTTACCAATTCGACATAAACAAGCCCTGTCAAAGCTTCTACTACGTCAAACTTATATACCCGGTAATCGGCGTTCTTCACGTACTTTTCATAGTCCTTGAACATTGTACCGATAGTCAGGTTTGCCTCCGTTCCGGAAGAATCCCAGTCCTGACCGCCCGGATAAACTCCGGACAAGGGAATTCCCGCCAGCTCCTCGGTGCCATCATTCATTCCGTACACAACGTTATTCTCGTCCACGAAATAGGCATCAAAAGCAACTCCTTTTGCGGCCATGATATTAGCCTTTAGACTTGAATCGAAATCCTCCAGCGTCCATACGTCATCTTTCGCCGAGTAGGATGTAACCTTGTTAGGCCCATATCCTGTAGCACCTTTGTTGGCCTCTCCACCAGACGGAGCGTATTCGACAATTGTCTTGATCGGAAAAATACGAGCCGGTCTGTCATCGTGACACGCAGCCTGCAACGCCTCAGCGGTTACATTCTTAGGAAGTTTATATCCGTGCATTGCCAAGATGATGGCTTTTACCTTTCCCGGATCAAGTATACATTTTGAAGTACCGGTATTAAACTGAGCAACACCGGCGCATTCTCTAAATTCTGTCGCCATAACATTTAATATTTTTGATTGTTATTCTTAAATCTTTTATTTCTATTACATCAATAAAATCTCTGAATGGTTTACCATTAGCCTCTACCCCTTTTCTTCCGTAGCGGTAATTCTCTTCGTAGTAATGAGGAATGCTATTATTATACTCATGCACCAGGTCAGGAGACTTATCGATACTTTTAATAAACGCATCATAAATAGGACGAAGCGCCCCTTCGAAGGAGACCTTTTCCCGTTCTTCATTCGTATAATCCTTTAAGGTGTCTACCATGATAGCCAGTTCAAGAGTCGTTGTACGATCCCTTCCTGTACGATCCTCGGTATATGGAGAATAAAGACAGATAATCGGAAATCTTAATTTACTCATTTTAGGCGATTCAGCCCATTCGGTAAGTATACCGGCAATATAGTCCCAATCACCAAACATATAGGAAATATTCTTGCCATAAATCCCGGATGTGGAAGAGACTATATCTCTGAATATATTATTGATTGACTTCATATACCCATTGTGTTTATTTCTTCCAACATACTCTTATCAAACTCAAAACCATCATAACCTTTATTACCACACAGATAACGGAATAAAGACTCATTCATCTCTACCATGTCATTCCATGCTGACACAAGGAGATTATTCGGATTAGCGCGATCCTCCGTTGAACCATATACGGTCCCTGTCGGAGTCTGCTTTACTCCACATCTTCTAACATAATGAAAATATACATAGTTAGCAAGCGGACTATACCCCTTTTCAGAAAGCTTCTCTTTAAGGGTATCCCATTTTTCGATTTTATCTTCGGCGGAATGAGAAGAAAGGTAATCCCAGAATTGACGGCTCATATCCTCACCCAGAACAAGCTGAAGATATTGTCTTTCATATCGGTCTATATATGATTGTAAGTTATCCCTCTCCGCAATACGAGTCGGAGAATCTGAATCTATATCCCAAATGATGCCAAGACTCAACATTCCAGTGAAATATGAACCGTCAATAATCATGAGTTAGTCTTTTTACGTTTTGTGAAAAGTTCTTCGCACCCTAATGCCTTAGCATCGTTTAGCAATTCGCTAGTCGCTTCAATTTTCCCTTCTGCATAAAACTTGCTGGCAAGAGGCATACCTACCATAACTTCCTCTCCTGTTTTATACATTGTACCATCCTTGATAAACGTTACCTTGTAACGCTTTGTCAAATTCATGTTATATTCTTTTCCCATATGTTAATCAACTGATTTTGTAATACCTTCAATTACAGTATTAAACTTATCTTTTACAAAAGCTGTTTTATACTGAGACTTGATATAGCACATCAATCTCTTTTCAGCAAGCACCGTTACGATATTCTTTCTGAAATCGTCATTTTCCCAGCCTAGTGAGATTGACAGATTCCATAAGTCACGGATGTTCAAATAAGAGAAATCTCCCATGATGAAATCGCCTTGTTTCACCGCGGTAGTAGTCTCAACTCTTAATCCCTGGATCAACTCATCGTTGTATCGGAATGGTCTCAAATACTGCCCATTAGCATCTTTCGTCAACTGCATTGAAGCGTAATCCAAAGGATTCATCAATACCAGGTTAGGGCGATAAGCCATTTCGCTAGTAGAAACGATTTGAGAATAAGCCGCTACAAGGGCATCAAACATATTTGCCTTGTCAATATAGAAGTTTGTCAAAGAGAAAGCTGGCATGTCTGCGGCTACCCCTTTAATTTCTCCAGACGATCCAGACCCTGCCAAGATCCCCTGTTCTTCTTTTATGCCAAGTTTATTCACCATTTCTGTTTGCACCTCATTCACAAAGCTTGGGAAGTCAGAAAGAGTTTCTTCTGTAAATTTAGCAGCAATAGCAACTTTGGCAGCTGTAACGGTTTTTTCCGAAAGAGTTGCATCCATCAACGGCTTTAGCCCACCTTCAGGAACCCATGCGGCATCACCATCCTTGCTAACGTATTCCGCATAAATAAGCGACCTGCTATTAGTCCCGGAAACACTTGCGTAATTACGAATTACAGTCTGAGATCTTGGATTTACAGATAAATTCGGATCAACCTCAACACCGTAATGAGGAGCCAGAGAACCAGAAGATATAACTGCGGCATCTTTTGTATTTACTACCAGATTCAACTCTAGCTTATTGCCAGGAGATGCTTTACATGCAGATTTCAAATCAACTGTAGAACAACCGGTTTGATTTTCGGTGATATAAGCTTTTAATTGTTCCCGAAGTTGATCTTCAATGGATTTTAACTTATATGTTCCTCCTTTTGTTTTTTCAGTAGCTGCCTTAATGCGTACAATAGTTTCCTCAAAGGATTTCAAACGCTCGTTGATAGATTCACTGTCTGCAAATCCCTTGACTTCTTTTTTCAACTCTTCAATAGACTGAGTTGCATTTTCAATTGACTCTTTCATAGACTTAGAATCAATTTCGTCTTTCATAAACTGCTCAAAAAGGGCTTCCATATAACCATCAAGCCCTTTAGAGAACACATCGAAAACTTTAGATTCGTCTTCCGACAATCCTTTAGTATCAAGGTAGTCTTTAAACTCAATCTTGTTCGCTTCTTTTCCCATACTTACTTTAATTTTAAATTTTTGAACATTGATTTTACCTTATTGCCGTGCATATCGGCTTTCTGTCCTTCAAGTGATGATTCTTTTCGATTCTCCGGCTTGAAAGATGAAAGTGATATTACCTTTGATATAATTCTCTGTATCTTCTGCTGCTTGGGTGCGGACAGCCCTGAGCACACTTCAGATATTTCGGCATTTAATTTCTCATAAGCTTTTTCAGCATCTTCTATAGATTTTAATCCTAAATATTCTGTTTCTCCATTGCACCCAATAGAAACAACAGATATCTCATAAAGATAGACCTCTTTGACAATATACGCATCTTTCTCAGCGTCATACATGCATTTCTCATGCACATATTGATACCCAATGGAAAATTGATTTAATGTACCTGACTCAAGCTGCTTTATAGCCTGGTTGCCGCGCGGGACATCATCAATTACCGATTCAAAATAGAGACCCTTGTCATCCTCATTCAAGACAGTAAATCTCCCAATCGGTTCTTCCATGTCATGCATCCACAACATGATTATCTTGTCATTTGCCGCGCTTTCCGGTCCCCGGTCCTGAATACTTTTTGAGAAGCACCCTTTTATCAGGATATCACCTACTTTATCTTTATTGCCAAATACAGATGCGTACCCGCTGATCGTCCGACTTTCACCGTCATAGTTGACATCTTTTGAATTAATTGAGAATGTTTTATACTGCATCCCCAGCCTACCCTTATACTTATTAGCTTTATCCATTTTCAATAGAGTTATTTATTTTTAATTCACCTTTGGGGTTATCAGGATCAATGTCAATGAACTTTGCCAGTTCATATCGAGCCTCATCGTGAGTTATATGCCCCTCCTTAACCAATTGAATCAAAGCGGAAGACATCTTCTGAAAAGCTGAAGAGGATGCACTCTTGTCTTTCTGAAGGCAATCGATATGAGTATAGTCCAACTTTATATAAACCCCGATATCACACAAGGCCTTTGTTAGCGCCTCAGAAACCTTCTCAGAGTCAGGGATAATAAGACCTTGATAGGCTGATTTCTCCGCAATGTTTTTATTGTCATATTTTGACTCATCAAAAAGACTATAATCAACACCTATAGCATTGCATATTTTCCTACTACAGCGCGCATCCTCCTCGTGAAGTTTCAATTGAGCCGCGTCATAATTGAGAGGAATCCAGCCTAATTTAATCCTCGAGGTAAGGATTGGGAATTTATTAAGAATACCGTATTTCTCCTTTAATCTGGTTTCCAAGGATTCTTTTTCCGTAGAAGACATTACAATATTCCCCATATCGTCTGTATAATCCGAGTATATAATACCTTTTGGACCACCATTGACTATCAGCTGATGGCTTGCAGACATGGCTGCAAGCCAGTTATTTATCGGAATAGACAAAGAATCTGTTACTGAATCAAATTCTATATCCGTACCATTCCCAGATACGCGAACAGAACTGTCGTATATAACGAAATAATCCTCTTCAGAAAGACTATCCCTCATCCCATTCCACTCCAGATAAACCGCGGATACAATCTCTCCTATTTTATACTGACGGAATAATTTACCCGAAGAAACCATGTGGAAAATAGGAGCAGGAATGACATACATCGCTAGGGGGAGAGATGTTTTTGTCGCACGAATCGTAAAAACAGGGCAATACCCAAAAATCTTCAGAGACATCTCTATCTCCTTTAAAAATCCAGAACGCGTCTGAAGCGGATTAGGATTATCCAGCAATTCTCTTATCTCATTATATCCATCTTGTTCATTTCCTTCGGAGTCAGTTACATAAATACGCCCGTTGGCGAACATGGAACCAACCTTGTTTATGACGGTAGAAAATGGGGTACATACCCGAAAAGAGTCCAATTTATCCTTGTCATTAGATAGATCATAATCAAATTTAGCATAGCCGGAAGAGTTTAAGAAATTAGACAGATACCAGAAATTGCCATCCTTATCTTGCTCGACAGCTCTTACAGTATCCTTCATGGAAGGAGTAGATATACCCCTGATTGCTTTAAACCAATTTCCTATATTAGACATAAAAAGAATGATTATCTGACCTAGATAACCATTCCCCGCGCGTTGATAGTCATTACGAACAATACGCCTAATTACATATATGTATTATAGTCCTTACGACGTATAGGGTTTCGTGCAGCTTCACACGAAGGGACTGGCATCCTCACTGCAAATATATATATTATTTTAATTTAGACCAAATTAAAATATTAAAATTTTAATCCTTTATCCTTGAAACATATGAGCATATCGCACTAAGCGCATTAATAGCCGACTTTTCCTCTGAAGGATATCCCAAAATGTCATACAGGAAGCTATTGTAAGCCTCATCACTTTCGTCTTCCCGGAAGCGGACATTCTCCTTTATATACAGAATGTTGCTATTTATACGGTCCTCTATATTAGCATTATCCTTCAATGCCCATGTATCATAATTATCCCTAAGCCTCAACATAAAACGGGCATATTGCTTACCGCATTCAATAACCACCTTGTCGGGAGAATATTCATTCACCCTATCTATTACAGCCTGCTCATCAAACCTCTCCAGGTAAAGCACACCTTGCAGGAAAATGTAACGATTAAGAACAAAACAGGCTACAACACATTTACCAACACTATCAGGGATAATGTAGCAGACTTTTCTTCCTTCAATTTTTGCATTCATATTATAGTAAATTAAATCATCATCTTTCACATCGCTACGTTTACGACGAAGCGAGAAGTCGTTATATTCACGTCTAAATACAACATACATAAAATAACGCATGCAATCGGTTAAATGACCATATTTCTCGTATGTCTGACCAGTCTTCTTATCCTTCTCCCTCAGTTTAAGAATCGTTCCGTCTACATCCTTTTTGGTATTATTATAATCAACGATAGACTGTTTGCAATCTTCATCTACAACGAATGATATGTCACTATAATAATCTCCGAGGATTGCATTGACAAATTCACCCGTCATAGAAACCGAAGGATTAGACTTCTCGATCATCTCTCTTACAACATAGGATTTGCTTATCCCCGCGATGAACTTATCGAAGAAAGACTGCTTATTCTCGTCAATTGTATTTCCCTTCCGGGTAGTCGCGTCACCAAGCACGTATACAACATCCCTATACCCCAAGCTCTCTAAGTAATATTTCGCCATTTCAGAAGCCTTGGTGACTGAATTAAAAGGATCTTTAGCGCATATCTCATGAATCTGACATGGCCTGCGGACAGACACGCCTTGATGTTCCTCTTTCTTTAGCTGGAAGAATGAAACTGAAATATAAGGCAACAGGTTGTCATCTATTGAAATATAAACGGGGAATGCAGAATCATACTTCTCAGGTCTGACATGACGATTAATATCAAAGGCATGAAGATATTCTCCACCGGTCTTGATGCTACCCCATTCACCAAGCGCATAGATCCTATAGAAATTATAGTTATGAATTCTATACCACTCGTAGTTAGCAATCGTCTGCCGGTCATAATACCCATATAAACCGTCAGGAGACCCCACCACCCAGAAATTATTCAGATACGTTGAATGAAGCTCCACGGTATCCGGATTATAAACCTCTTTCTTGCCATTTACCGGATTTATAATCTCTTTTGGGAAATTATATCTTTTATTCTTTATCGTACTGTATGAAGAAGAAAGCTCCATTCCCGTAACCGCATCCTTAACCCTTCCAGCAGGAAGAGAATTAGCCACATCATGCCATTCCTGTACATCCGTCAAAGCTGTCTTTATCCACAAATCTTCCGATGTAGGATTAAAGTTTAGGATAATCTGAAGTCCCTCCTTGCCACGCAAACGGAAAGTTATCTGGATAAAATCTTCATGCTCAAATTCACTAGCCTCCTCAAGAAGAATACGCTTATAGTTAGCGATCGACTTGATTTTCTCCGGATCATCAAGACCGGAAAAATCAATTCTCAGCCCATTTACGCAACGGATAGAATTCTCTATCGGAATAAAGAAATCGCCAATTTTCAGCCTTTTAATCTGCTCCTTAAACTCCTCATAAACGGTATTCTTTATAGAAACACCAGTTTTTCTGAGCACAAGAATATTCCCTTCGCCGGCCAACACGGTAAGAAGAAGAGCCTGGGCGGTAGAAACCGACTTGCCAGAGGAAGAACCTCCCTTATTGATTATATAACGAAGGTCTGTATTAGCAAAAGCCTCACGCAAATGCCAGAATAACGGATTAAAAAGCTTATACGAATAGACAATCTCAGCCATATCAGTCACCGACAATTATTCGCAAATCTGTTTTCATTTCTCCAGGGCGCTCATAACCCATCATCTTATTAATCACTTCGAGAGCTCTCACCTTGTCATACAACTCAATCTTTACCATTTCTACATCTACAGTTTCCGGATTATCACTTGTACCAACATTCTTTTTCATAATCTTGGTAGATATGCTCTTAATACACGCTTTTTGGTCATCTGTAATCTTTTCAAAATCTTTACGTTCAATCCATGTGTTATGGAGATGTGCGATAGTAGAAAAGCCAATTTTACCCAGCTCCTCCAAGACTCTCTCTTTAGTAATCGCTGTCTTCTTTTTTAATTCTAATTGCAATTCTTCTACCCTTATCCTAATCTTATCCTTTTTTAGAAGTTGAGAAGCTTTCACGTTTATTGTTTCTGGCTTCATATTCAAGCAGTTATAAGAATTTCTATAAGCATCGGAAGCGTTGCCGAATTCTAAGTATGAATTGCAAAATTTTTCTTGTTTGACTGACAGTTTCATGGTCTTTTCGTTGGATTAGCTACATGCCACTTGACATGTAGCACAAAGTTAATAATTTAAATTTATTATTTTACATTTTTAGCCCAGATTAGTGCATTATACCGAGAACAAGCCCATAACTTTACTTCCCAGTCTTTATTTAGCATCTTTTCTTTCATTGCAGCCTTCAAGCATTCCGCCAGAAGGTTATTGTCTATTTCTTGGTTCATGATCATTTTAAAGGATTAATTATCTGTTCTCTGTCTTCCATCTTTCTTTTAAGATAATCGTATTCCCGTTCAATACACTTGCTTATCTTTTCTACATCTTCGTAACGCTCAGCCTTTATAAGCTCTCTTTTGAGGCTTTCAAGCTGATTGATGTATACAATGTCGTTACGGTCCGTTACATGCTGAATATACATTTGTATATCGTTCAGCTTATTCTCCATGCGCCCATGCCATTTGCTTATCATGATTAAGATAAAGGCAACGGTTGTAGCATTAATAAAAAACAATGCTACTTTGATGATTAAGTCTAATACTTCATTTGCTGGCATGGCTATGCCTCCTTCTCTAATTGTTTCACAATCTTAAAATAATCCTCATTACTCAAAACCTTTTCCGCAGCATCAAGCACTGTGTTATATCCGTTACAATAAGCCAGATCTGCAATTTGACTTATTATAAGTTTATTAATGTAATCCTCTTGCAACTTTAATAGTCTTTCTCGGCAACGGGATTTATTAAGTTCTCTATTCATTTTATTCCTCCTTGATTAATTCCGGGTTATCGTAGATATTACCTGCAATCTCTTCCGTTACATTGTAATAACAGAATGGCATTATTTTGTGGTTCCATTCCCCGATATACCCAAAGCATCCGTCTTTTATGGATACTTCATTGTATATATTTTTATTTCCATCGTTGCCTATGAATAAGATATCCCCTTCATAGACCTCCTTACCATTCTTGTCATACAAGCCGGTGAACTGGCCTATGGTTTCAAGACATACCTCATACATACCGATGCTTTTCCCTATTTCGATATCATTTAAGGATGGAATGACGGCATATCTATCCTTTTCGATCTTAATAAGAGAGCCATACAGCCATTCTTCATCGTATATGCTTTTGCCTCTGAATTTTATTGTACGATCCATTTTACTTCTCCGTTTTAAGTTCTTTCAATATTTTCTTCGCTATCTCATAATAATTCAATTGCCAACTGGTATAAACATCATCTGTATGTTCATCGTAATGGTTGGCATATACGTATGCGTTCAAGTTTTCACGAAAAGAGTCTCCGTCTAAACCTGAATCATCACAATCATCGTACATATTCAATTCATGAGCTACCTCATTACATTCTTGATGTGTGACAAAGTCATAGATAGTTCCATCATAGATATTTGTCTGACGGACATATTTTTGTCCTATCGCTATCTTTTCACAACAAAACTCACACTCATGTTCTTTTCTTGCTGTTGGATAAGTTTCTCTTAGTATTGTTGGCATAATTATTTTCCTTTAAGTTTCTTCCTTGATTTATTTTGAGTATTTATTCTTCGGGGAATAATCCATCTGAAAATTTTATTAACGCTTCAACTTTTCCCAACTCAATCTCATAAGCATAAAACTCTTTATCAATAATCTCCATGAGCTCCTGAAAATCATTTGTATTATAATTCTGCTTTATAGAGTCAACTACGTTTACTCCATCCGAAAACCAATCGGGATTAAGCTCTTTTAGCTTTCGCATAGCTGTTGGAATTTGATGTGTATAAAGGTTTTCGGAGAATATGAAATTTAGCATTTCATATACATCGTCCATTTTTGTTGATAACCTCCCATCTAATATGGTAAAAGCCTTTTTAAGTGATACTCTCATTTTATTTCTCCTTTCTCTTTAATTCGTTACCATTTGATTCAAGAGGAGGAATTGGCATCCAATGAGTTGTATCCCAACCGCTAATCGTTTCATAGGAATAATTATCACTCCAGAAATATGCATCGCTATTATCGTCTGTATCCAAAACTGCAAGCCTCACTGTACCATCTTTAAGCCTGATTAATACAGGATCTCCTAATTCCGGTAACCTATCCTTTACGCTGACCCACGGGGATTGCTTTGCCTGCCATTCAGCGCCTTGAATAAAATTTGTTATCCCAAATTGCGCTAAGTTACTACCTGATAAAGTACGATCAACCGTTCTATGGTTAAACAAGATATTTTCTTTTGCAACTTCTTCTAATGTCTGTTTCATATTAATTTTCATCTAATTTTATCATATCTATTTTACTGACAGCCTTTAAGACTCTTAGAATGTCCTCCTGAAAGTCTATCACTTGTTGATTACGAACACTCTTCTTTAACTCTATTAGGGATAATTCCTGCATTCTTATCAAAGACGGAATGTCGTTAACCAACTCAAGTATAATTTCTTTCTTCTTAGAATTTTTCATATTTCCTCCTCTCTATATTCAAAGGGACCGTCGTATCCCATTTCTTTAAGACGTTGCGTAAACTCTTCGACTGGGTCATTTAATGGCGTGTAGCTGTCTAGAACATCCTGAAAAGGCCTCAGATAATGATCCAATACATCTAGAGCTTCTTGCTCACCCTTCACTTCTCCAAACTTATTTTTACAAAGGCTTATATAGTCTTCCTTTGTCATGTTGATATTAGTCACTGTATCAACAATTGTGCTGAAGCGACAGAAAAGACCATTGGGCTGTTGAGCTATAAATCCTGGCATGATTCCTCCTTTCCTTTAAAGTGTTCTATTAGCTCTTCTACTGTAGCCTTATGATAATTGTCCACATTAAGGTCGTTAGGCATTCCATAAAAGTCTATGCCCGATAATCCACCGTCAGAACCGTCTCGATATATACCCCAATCACCTTTGCCGTTGATAAACATTTGGTTGTTGTCTGTATCGTCTCTCAATGCGGCAATAGCTAGGAACAAAGACTCGTTGGTTCCGCAGTCAATACGGTCTGCACAATTATACGTTGCATGAGGATTATCATCATCAAACCATTCAGGGGGAATAGAATGATAGGCATTTAAATATGATGCTGTAAATAAACAAGGTCTATCTTCAATCAATGAAACAGATTTATACCCCAAATTCTCCAGCTTCGTAAGAAGCTCCGGCGTATTCTTTCTTATAAAACAAGATGTTGTAAATCCCATAGTTAATCCTCCTTTAATGCTACATCATATTCCCAAAAAGATAGTCTACCTTTTGCCGGGATAGGATTTTTAAATAGTACAGGATTAGCCAGCACCCAGTTATAAATAGGATTTTCATAATAGCCTTTACTATCATCGGATTTCTCTGCCCATTTAGAAGGATGATTGATAGAGCATCCAACTATTTCTACACTTCCAATGATAGCAGAATTGACAATGCCTCTACACATATTATTTTTCGTTGAAACTCAACAGGCAGGCTATCCCATTGAGCTTTAGTAAATACACTATTAGGATTTCTCATTTCTACAGGTTTTCCACTCGCATGGATTAACACCCTATGCCCTATGTATTTCTCAGGACACGCCCAAGTACGATTTTCGATATCCTTGATACCATGAACTATCAAGGATGCCCACGGTTGTTTTATTGTTATTGCTTTCATTTCTCTATTGTTATTAGTTAATCCTTTCATATTTAAGCCCAAAACACCATCTTATCATTAGTCTCTGAAACCAATTCATTGGTTTGTAAACTGGGATAATAGATTTGGTCGACTTATGAACAAGTTTAGCTATCGCTTTTGGTTGTTCTATATATTTCATTTCGTTCATACTTGATTTTGTTATCAGTTAAAATATTCACTACAAACAAATCCCTTTCGCGGAATGAAGTCTTTAAACTCACAACTTCTAAATATCCATTTCTTATCAGCCCATCCGGCTAAATCCTTTTGCCATTGAGGAATAATTTGACGAGGATTATTTAAGTCCCGGTAAGGCTGACAATGCGGCAAGAACCGACCGCCTTTGTTCTTCCAATGATTGACACGCTCAAACGATTCTTTAAAGTCACTAAGCAGGATACAATAAAAGAAGTATTCGCCTTTGTAACCGTGCTTATCAATCAAATCCGTAGCCCGTTCACATTCTGCGATTTGTCCCGGTGTGTCACAACCGAACCGAATACGCTTAATCCATTTAACACGAGCAAGTAGCCGGGCAATATCATCTGTCACTAAGCGGGCGTCTAAACCTTGATTGAAGTCTACACGTACTCCTATGGAGATAATCTTTTCAATCTGCTGCAAACCGTAGTCGGATGCAAGTATGTTGTTATCCATAAGGATTATGTTTTTGCGACCATTGACAGCTATCTCTTCAATATCCATGTATGGGGTAATCTTGCCTTCTTTGGCAGGAACTACACACCATTTGCATTTGTTAGGGCAGCCTCTTGTCAAAAAGCCATAAGCCAAATTCTTATCAACATTATACAGATCGTAATCAGGAATCATTCTATCAATTTCCGGTAGAAGAACCTTTTTTATGTCATAACCTGTACCACCTTTCTCGATCTGATCAGCATTAGTTATCCATTGCCGGTAATCCTCTGTAAAGCTGAATACTTTAGCCATATAAACTTTATCATAATGATCGAAAGGATTATACCAATCAACCTTGTCACCTCTTGCCTTATGATAGCTGCTTATCTTCATCAAGGCAAGATTAGGATAATTGCTATCCACAGCCAATAATCCAATATTCATTATTATTTCGTTTTACTCTATTCTATTTAAAATCTCTTTCTGTATAACCTCTTTCGCATTAAAATGAAAAAGTCCCTTTTTCAAACGTCTAACATCCTGCATCGACATTTCATTTATATAAAAGTAAAAGGCTTCATACGGATCACTGAAATTCTTAGCGAGAACATTATTAGGCTTGTTGTTCATGTTTCGTTCAATGGCGACAATCATACGCTTTGCATAGCCAGGAAACATCTTAAATTCAGTCCGCATCTGCTTGCATCCGGCAAGGGGACAACCAACGCAACCATGACGGGAGAGATTGTAAGGCGCATCGTAATACTTGGAATATGGAAGCCCGTATTTCCGGATATAGTTCCAAACATCAGCTTCTGACCATGTTAGAATAGGAAGAATATGCTTTGCACCTTTCATCCACTTACGTATATCGCATTGCTCTGGTTCATATAATGCTCTAGATTGGCTTTCTCCTGCCCTCATTCCTTCGATTGTACGCTGACCGATACCGTATTGCTCCTTCAACTTTTCACAGCAAAAACGCCTCATTCTACTGGGTAGTCCTTTGTTTTCAACCAACTGAAAGAATGATTTCTTTGGATGAAGTATTTGAACCTGTGAATAATTCTTCTTTATAAAACTGATTGTACCAGGTGGATCAACCGTTGTATTTGCGTAAAAAGCATTATACTTTATACCAGAACGCTCTGCAAGGTCAAGAATAACAACACTATCTTTGCCACCGGAAAAGCCTAAACACATCGGATCGTCGCATTCCATGCTGCGAAGGAAGTCGATTGCTTGTTGCTCCTTTTTATTCATTACTTTCTTGTATTGAGCGTTACTTAACATTTTGAATAGTCACACTATATGTGGTTGCCTTACTTGGTGATTTGCCGACTTCTTTTTTATACGGACGAGTAAAGTCACGTATATGATCGAGAATGTCGTCTATCTCTGCGTCAACAAAGTCTTTTTGTTTCCGCCATTCCTCACGGGTTGGGTGGTTTGTGTCCACCTCCATTTTTATTGTTATAATTTTCTTCATTACTGATTTGTTATTAGTTAATCACTTCTCTATCTTCAACATAACATTCTTCCACTTCATAGGTTAAACCATTGAAGGGGTTGCCAGCACTTAACCGACATCCGAATCCCGTTTCAAACTCTACAAACTCTTCTATTTGCTCTTCAGTTGCTTCGACGTCAGGAAGTTCTATTAGTAATTGTACTACTCGTTTCATATCTGATTCAATTATAAATTATTAACAATTTCTTTTTGGATTTCATCAATCACTTTCTCCCATTCTTTTTTTATCTCAACAGTATTAATCCCACATTTTTGGAAATCTCGCAAACTGCCAGAAAAATAACGTTTAGCTGTCTCTAATAAATTACCCAAATAACATTTCTCATTTTCCTTAAGGCATCGACGAATAGAATTAATTTTAAATTTATCATGCTCTATATACCAAGAAATTTCATCAAATTGCGAAAAATACATCTTCTTGACTTGTTCTACAGTAAAAGGTTCTTTCATATCTATTCATTATTAATTAAAAATATGCGCAAATACACTCTTCTCGTCAGACAGCTCAAGACCTAGCTGCGAAGGATAACTTTTGATGTAGTTGTAGAACGCGAACATCTTCTTGTCGTCGTCACCGCAGCGATCTATCAGCAGCTTGATGAAGGCAAGGAGACAGTCTGAGTCGTTTCCGAAGTTTTCCTGGGTAGAGAACTGGGTCTTGTCTACATCTTGTTTCAGCCGGCGTATAGCTGCTATCGCCGTGTTGAAATTGTGCTTGGCATCGTAACGCAAATCATAGCCCTGTTTTTTCATTTCACTTCTCATGTCAAGGAGAAGAGTTTCTACGACATCTGTCAACA